TTCACCGGCCACGCCTCGGTCACCGAGACCGGCTACCAGATGTACGACTTCTGGGGCCCCTACACCGAGGTTGTGGCGGCGTCCGCTTTCGACGACACGCTCTCGCGCTCGGACCTTGACGTCCCGTTGGTCATCGCGCACGACCAGACTCGACGTATCGCCCGCACGACGAACGGCAGCCTTAAGCTGTCGATGGACGAGGTCGGGCTGTTCGTCGAGGCGGACCTCGACCCGGCCGACGTTGACGTTGCCTACATCGTGCCCAAGCTGCGTTCCGGCCTGATCGACGAGATGTCGTTCGCCTTCCGGATCGAGAAGGGCCAGTGGTCTCCGGACTACGAGGAGTTCCGCATCGAGAAGGTCGACATCCACCGCGGCGACGTGGCGATCGTCGGCTGGGGTGCGAATCCCTACACCGACGCCGGCGTCCGCGCGACGCCGACAGAGGCCACACAGAAGCGCGGGAGCACCCTCGTTGCCGACACCGATCTCGGCGCGTACCGCTCCCTGTTGGTCTGACCCAGGCCAGCCGTTCCACCCGTCGCGTAGCTCGCGTCGCGCCGCGCTCCTGCCTGGCCTGACGAGCGAGTGCCTGTCGGCACCTCTCACCCGACTGCCTTCCTGAAAGGGGCAAGAGATGACGCTCCAGGAGCTCATCGCGCGCAAGCGCAGCCAGATCGCCGCGCTCATGACCGAGCGCGCCAGCAACGTCACCGCCCTCGCGCAGTTGCGCGGCTCGGACACCCTCAGCGAGGCCGACGAGGCCCGCGTCGAGGAGCTCCGCGCCCGCAACGCCGCGATCGACACCGAGGCCCGCGGCTTCGAGACCGAAATCGCCGGCCTCGAGGCCGAGCTCGCCTCCGACCACGCAGCCGACGCCCGCTCGGCCGTCACTACGCCGGCGGCGCCGTCCCCGTCGGAGTCCCGGACTCCCGCCACCGTCACGAGCGAGGCGCGGACCTACTCCCGCGCGTCCGACCCGAACGGCGAGGTCTTCCTCCGGGACGTCGTCGCCGACTTCCTCGGCGCCCGCGGCGACCACCGCGAGCGGCTCGCCCGCCACGAGCAGGAGGAGCGTGTCGAGCGCGGCGAGCAGCTCACCCGCGGCGTTACCACGGGCGGCTCGCCGGGCCTCGTCGTCCCGCAGTACCTCGTCGACATGTACGCCGCCAAGGGGCGCCCTGGCCGCAAGTTCGCTGACCAGTGCCGTCACCACGACCTGCCCGAGATCGGCATGACGGTCTACATCCCGCGGCAGGTCGCCAAGACGGCGACGGGCATCCAGGCGAACGAGCTCGACAACGTCACCGAGCAGGACTACGACGACGAGCTGATCTCGGTGGCCGTCCGCACCGCCGCCGGGTCGCAGACCGTCTCGCGCCAGTCGGCCGAGCGCAGCGTCGGCACGCTCGACATCGTCTTCGAGGACCTCATCCGCTCCTTCGACAGCGACCTCGACAGCCAGCTGCTCAACGCCAACACGTGGGGTCTGCTCGCCGTCGCCAACGCGGTGACGTACACGAGCGGCGCCCCGACGGCGGCCGAGCTGTACAGCAAGATCGTCGGCGCGCAGGCCAACGCCGAGGACACGTTGCAGGACGCGTCCGAGGACGACTTCTTCACCCTCATGCGCGGCCGCCGCTGGGCCTGGTTCAAGAACCAGCTCACCGACAAGTGGCCCTTCATCGCGGCGCAGGGCTTCCCGGCCTTCTCGGCGGGCGTGAACCTCGACAACGGCTACAAGGCCGGCGTCCGGGGCAACCTGCCCGACGGTGGGGACGTCGTCACCGACAACAACCTGCCGAACACCCTCGGCGCCAGCACCACCGAGGACGTCGCCGTCGTCGTGGGTCGCCAGGAGGCCCACCTCTGGGAGGACCCGAACGCGCCGATCTTCATCCGGGCCGAGCAGGGCCCGAGCGTGAAGAAGCTCGGCATCGACCTCGTCCTCTACGGCTACTTCGCCGCGTGCTTCGACCGCGTCGTCGACGCCCAGGGCACGCCGAAGGCCGTCCACCAGAAGATCACCGGCACGGGCCTCATCGCGCCGACCTTCTGATCCGCAACGCCGGTCCGCCTCGCTTCCTTCATGGGGGCGGGGCGGACCGGACCAGCGCGACCAGCCACCGCTTCCTGAAGGAGAACCGATGGGCACCGAGAAGGACACCGAGCGGTCCACGGCCGCGCAGGCGCGCGCCGAGTATGTGGCCGCCCTCGAGGCCGAGCGCGACGGCTACGCCCGCGCCGGCATGAAGAGCCGCGTCGCCGAGGTCGACGCCGAACTCAAGCGCGCCAAGGGCGCTCCCGCGGGCCGCAAGCCCGCCGCGGAGACATCTGAGGCCTGATCATGGCACTCGACAACTGGCCCCTCGACGCAGACGGGCTCCGCAAGGCGCTCGGCTTTGCCGAGGGCCAGGGCGACGAAGACGACCTCACCCTTTTCGCCGGGGTAGCGAGCAGCCTCATCGACCGCCGCACCGGGCGCGACGCCTCCATCGGCGGCGATCCGACGCTCTACGTCGTCGACGACAAGGTCCCTGACATCTTCGTGCTCGCTGCCCGGGAGACCGCCAAGCTCTGGTGGCAGCAGTCGAAGAACGGCCCGAAGGGCCCAACCGAGGGCATGGGCGTCGTCGTCGGCCCCCACGGCGGCTCGACGGGCGTCCCGATGGGGGCCGACATCCCCATGAAAGTCGCGGGCTGGCTGTCCGACTACATGTTCCTGGGGTTCGCGTGACCAGCCAGAGCAGCCGCGCCCTCGCGGTCAAGACAGCCCTCCATGCGGCCGGGAAGGCGGCTTACGCGGCCGCCGACGAGACCGCAGTCGACGTCTCCTACGGCTTCCGCTGGCCGATCGTCAACAACGACTATGTGAGCTTCCTTGGCGGCGAGACGGAATACCGGATCGTCCCCGAGATGGGGCTCCGCGGGCCGTCCCTCTCTCAGCAGGATGCGACGGTGCACCTCGACGTCGAGTTCGGCGCATGGCGACCGGGTCACCTCGATGAGGATGACCAGGCTGTGCAAGAGCGCGTGTTCGCGCTCTACGGCATCCTCGTCGACCACCTGCTGACGAACGACCCCACGCTCGGCGGCCTAGTCGTCTCCATCCTCCCCGAGTCGGAGAAGTGGGACGGTGCGACCACTGGCGAGGAGACGGGCTGGGGCCGCATCGCGGTGATCGCAGCCCGCTTCGTCGCGCCGGTCAGGATCCGCTGATGCCCGCCCGCGTCGCAGGATCAGGTCCGCTCCAGTTCCGCGGCATCAGCGACCTCGTCACCGCGTTCGGACGAATACCCGACAGTCTCCGCAAGGAGCTTCGCCCTGAGATCCGTGCGGCCGGTATGGAGCTTGCGGATGACATGCGCCGGCGGGCGTCGTACTCCAGTCGCATCCCGGGAGCGATCGGCGTCCGCGCGGCCTTCCAGGGTCGGATGTCGGGCGTCACGATCCGCACTGACCGCCGGAAGGCGCCGCACGCCCGACCGCTCGAGGTCGGCAGTCAGGGCGCGATGTCCAGCACCTTCCGTCACCCCGCGTTCGGCAACCGCGAGGTCTGGGTCACTCAGCGCACGCGCCCGTTCTTCTTCCCCGCTGTGGCGGCTGGTCACGAGCGGCTCCGCAGTCGCATCGAGAAGGCGGTCGAGGCCGCCCAGAGAGAGGTGCAGTGATGGCCCGTCTGATGGTCACCGTCCGTCACCCCGGGATTGAGGGCGCCGCCGTCGTTCCCGAGTCGGCGCTGCAACACATGGACCCGGCTTGGGAGGTCGTCGGCGACAACGCGCCGGAACCTGCCCAGAGGAAGCCGAGGCGGCAGCGCGGCCGTGCTGCCGCCACCCAGACCCCCGCCATCCCGGCGGACAACAACAACGAGAACCAGGAGTAGCGCCCCATGACCGGACCTACCATCCTCGCCGCGTCGACGCGGTACTTCCTGCCCGGCACGACGAAGGTGCTGATCGTCCCGACGATCGCGAACCTCTCCGCGCCGACCCGCCTCGAGCTCAACGCGGGCACGGACATCTCCGAGGAGATCGCCGCGATCGCGGGCTTCCAGATCACCTCCGAGACCGTTGCCACGCCCGACCTCGGCAAGCGGTTCGTCGGCCAGGTCACCGGCCGCCTGACCGCGTCGGATTCCAGCATCACCTGCTGGGCCGACAAGGCCGGCGTCGACATCCGCTCGCTCGTCGACCTCGACCAGGAGACCAACGTCGTCTTCATGGACGGCGGCGACGTCGAGGACCACCTGATGGACGTCTACAAGGTGACCGTCGCGTCCATCGGCAAGCCGCGCGACATCGAGGGCGCCGGCCGGGTCGAGGTAAAGACCACGATCCGCGACTACGCCGAGAACATCGCGATCCCGGCATCCGCGTGACGGCCCGTAAGTCGGCTGGCAAGCGGCCGGCGTCGCCCCTTCGGGCGGCGCTGGCCGCGCGCACCAGCCTTCGCACGTACCACGACATCGCGGTCGCTCCTGGCGAGGACATCGAGCGTGCGCAGCGCCAGCTCGAGGCCGCGCGCCAGATGCACGCCGCGACGCTCCTCCATGACGACGAGGCGATCCGAGCTCGCGCGGCCGAGGTCCTCGACAGCGCCGAGCGCGCGCTCGGTGAGTGCTTCCATCGGATCTACTTCCGCGGCCTCGACCTCAACGACTTCGACGCCTTGGTGTCTCTCCACCCGCCGACCGCGGAGGAGGCATCCGAGGGCAAGGCGTGGAGCGATGACCTCGTGTACGCGCTCCTCGCGGCGGTCGTCGAGAACGAGGACGGCACCTCCGGTGGCCTGACCGACATCGAGTGGAAGGCCGAGCTCAACGAGCCCGGGAAGTGGCCCGCTCCTGAGCGTCAGCACCTCGTGCGGATGGCCTGGGCCGCGCAGCGCCAGACGATGGCGGACGCCGTCCCAAAAGGCTAGTCAACGACCCGGGCTACCTGGCCCGGGTCGAGCAGGCCGACCGCTACCAGATCCCACTCTCTGACCTGTCGGACTGGGAAACGTCGGATC